TGCTGGCAATGTCATTTTTATTCTCCTGTAACTGAACTAGGCGGGTACTTCATTTCGATCCGGGTCACGGTGACAACCTCTTGTGCTTGCGGATCGGCGGCAGTCCGCCGTGGACCGGAAGAGTTCCGCCATGTGGCTCCGATCTTCTGAGCAACCGCAGCCACCCGCAGGCTGAGATTCCTCATGTCGGCAGCGCCCCTGTCCGGTGACTTCAGAGAAGCCACACACCACACGTCCCACCGCTCCAAGACCAAGCCCTGCGTGTTCGGCTCCAAGAACGGGTCGCCAGGAACAACCGCCACCGACGGCGCTGTCACCGTCGAAGGTGGAGCCGGATAGAAGACGACCTCTTGGTCGAACTCTTCCTTCAGCGCCGCCATGAGTTTCTCTATCACGCAATTCCAAACCCTTGTAAATCGTGAGCGATCCAAGACCGTGCGGCAGCAATGGCTCGCTCCACGTCGGGCAGATTGGCGGTGGGGAAGCCCGCCGGATCGGTCTGCAATCCCTGCCGGATGACCATGTCTGCGGAGACCTCCGGCACCGGCATCCCCGAGTAGTGCAGACCGAAGAGAAGCTCTCTGATCTGCCAGTCGGGTTTGACCGATGCCGGTCCCAGATCGGTCATCTCGCCCCACAGTCCCAAGGGAGACTCGACCAGGCTCAGAATGCGAGTCGCCTTGGCGATCACAGCCTGAGTCAGTCGAGCTTCGTCCTCGGGTGGTGTCGGAGTGACGCCTCCGATCTGATCCGCCGTCTCCCACTGCACCAAGACCAAGACGTTCTTGGTGAGCGGTTCCGTGGACCCAGACAGATAGGCGACCGATGCCTCGGCGTAGTCGCCTTCGTTGCTAACCGACGTGACTTGCCAGCGCCGGTTATGCCCGTTGGCGTCTCTGACCAAGATGTCGAAAGGTGGCTCTGGGGCTGCGCCGAACTCAATGGAGCGGTCGAACCCGCTGTCATCAATCCGATGCAGCCAGAGCACGGAGTCATCAGCCGGAGTCCGCATCCCGCCCACACCAGGCGGCGGAACGACTCCGGTTTCGTACTGCCAGACGCCTTCCAAAATCATCAGGCAGCGCCGCTCCGCAGGATGCCCGCCGGATACAGCGGGAGATGGATGGTGGCCCCGAGCACACCGATGTCGCGACCCATGAGGGCGACGTTGGTGGCAGTGACCGTGTCCGGTGCCTTCTCCGACTTGCGAAGGCTCTTCTGGTTGAACTGCAACGACGTTGCGTCCAAGAGCGGGACGTGGAAGAACGTGATCCCGAACAAGGTCACGCTCTCGGCGTTGAAATCGGGAGCGGACGGCCCAGGAAGGGTCGCCGGGACTGCCGGATTCAACATCGTTATCAGCGAAGCCCACGAAGCCGAGTTGAGAGCAACCCGATCACCGGCTTGCCCTGTGGCATTCCGAATCGCCGTGTTGCCCGCCAGCACGGAACCGGCGAAGGCTCCCCAGTTGGTGAACGCAATCGGCGTGCCAGCGGCGGTGGCTGCGGCCTCCGCATCATCCACGAACGCCTGCTCGGTGGCGATGGCGTACTGATCCAGAAGTGACGAAGTCACGACCTCGACCACGCTCGGGTCTGATTGTGAAATCAGTTCCAGAGCGACATCGACTCCACCGGCGAACCACTTCATCAGGAAGTTGCCAGCTTCGACGATGACCTCGCGGCTCGGAATCTCGCTCTTCTCAGCGCCACGCGGCCCGACCAGGGCGTGCTGTGTGATGCGGGGAAATGCGATGCCGTAGCCACTCGCCGGGAAGCCGACCGATCCGGCTGCACTGAACAGCGGACGCCGCGAGTCGATGTACCCGAGAAGCTCGGAGACCCAAGCGTCACGAATCAGACCCGACGCATTGCCGGGAGCGGTGCCGACCACGTCAGCGAGAGCGCGGTTCTCGGCTGGCTTCTCAGCGACCATCTTCATCAGATCAGCGAGCGCCGCTGAAAGCGTCATCGGTGGCTCTACGACCGACGCCCCCACGGTGATGTTGGCGATCTGGTTGCGGACCTCACGGAGCGACTCGTCACTCTCGGTGCGGAGCGTCTGAATCTCCCCGAGAAGCTGATCGCTCAGTTGGGTCATCTCGACCATCTGACCTCTGGGAGCCACCGGCTCTTCGACAGCCGTTGTCTCTTCTTCCATACCTTCCTCCTGTCGAACAGCCAGCACGCCTGCGGTGGGATATGCCGGATACGTGACCAGACTCACTTCTGCGAGTCGGGCCTTGATGTGCTCGCGGACCCCAGACCTCTTTCGGGTCTGTCCCGGCGCAAAGCCGATGCTGAGTCCACGGATGACTCCATCGCGAATCAGCGAGAGAGACTCCCGAGCGCGAGTGGTGTCGGCAAGACGGAAGCGCCCGTAGGCACCGTCGTCGGCCTCGGTGAGCGCAACCATGCGCCCGATGGGTTCATTGGTGGCGTGCTGCCAGAGCAGCACGATTGAGTCTGGGTCTGTGTCTGCGAATACCCCTCTGGCGAAGCTCTCCTGATTGCCGCCAATCACCACCGTCTCGTTGAACGGGACAATCCGCCCCTCGACAGTCCTCCCATCGTCGGTTTCATCTCCCTCTGACGGGACCGCACGGATATCAAGGGGCAGATCAAATTGCAGGCGTTCCAATCGGAACCTCCTTTTCAGTCACTTGAAAATCGAAGCCGCACTCTTCAGCGGCGGCTTGGGGATCGGCACCAGACGTGACCAGAAGTTGCAACGTCCTGGCGCGGGTCTCCAAGCTCTCTTCGTAGAGCGGCGTGGTGTCGAATTTCAAAAGTGGCTGACCGGGAAGACTCACCCACGTCTGCTCAACGATGGTGAGGTACGGCTTCAGACACCACTGGACAAAGTCAGCGGAGACCTCCGCCAGATTCCGATAGGTGATCGAAGAGTCGCCGCCCTGGATGGCGACTTCCAGCATGTCACCGGGAATGTGGAAGGCGCGAGCGACCTCTTGGGCGGTCGAAGAGCGAGTGTCGAGCCAACCGATATCGGACGGGCTGAGTTCGACGGGGTTGTATTTGACCCCGCCGCCGAGAACGGCTGTGTCCCTGGTGCCACGTCTCGCCGCGTCCCATTTTGCTTTCAACGCTGCGGCTTCGGGATCGCTGAGAGCGGTGGGAGCCTCCAAGTAACCGGAAGGGACACCGGAATTTGAGAACAAGGACGACCCCCACTGCTCACTCGCTGCGGCACCTTCCCAAGTAAGGCGGGCAGCTTCCAGGGGAGACAAACCACGAAGCTCACCGGCTCTGGGATGGAAGCGGAGATGCCGAATGCGGGACGACGGAATCTCTTTGGAGAGCCATGTGTACCGGCGCAGCTTCCGCCGGAAGGTGTCGTCCCACTCAACGTCAATCTCTTCCGGCGGGAGCACTTGCATGGAGTCGATGCCACGGTCGGTCGGAGTCAGCAACCAGAAGGCATCGCCGGTCTCGGCAAGGCTGTGAACCGTCTCAAAGAAGAAGTCATATCGGCTTGCAAACGGGTCGGGTTTGCGTGAAAGCGGAGTCTCTTCAGTGGTGTCCAATTGGCCCACCGAAGCCGATATCAAATCAAGCGCAGCGTAAATCGCAGGGACAGCCAGATGGTTGAGATAACCGTGATGCTGGTGCCAGATGACCGAATCAAGTTGGTACTCAATGGGATAGATCGAAGGGTCTGTATCGGTGTGACGGGTTTCAATTGATTGTAAATCGTCGCCTCTAAGCCACGCCATTAAGCCCATGTTTTGTGAGCCTACACAGGTGACTAGTCACCGGCTAGTGGATGCTGTAAGTCGGCCTTGGTCGGGATGCCAGGAAAACCGCTCTCGCTGTCGCTGTCACAGCCGGAATCGGCTCGCTGCCTCGGGTGATCCACCAGCGGCCTTCAGTGGATTCCCGCCTTCCGGCGAAGCCAAGCTGTACCGCCAAGACCTCTCGTCCAGGGTGCCGGAGCCGGTCGGTTTGGAGCAATTCCAAAAGCGTCTGACAGGCGCTCACCCATTGCCTGCCCGACACTGCCTCCATCGGCTTGCCCTTGGACCGCAGCGTCTCAGCAAGAGCTTCCGTTGTCCAAGGGTCATAGCCAATGGAGGTCGGATTCAACTCTTCGATCACAGCT